ACATTAAGTGGAGATGCTTCACAGATACCAACTAAAGTTGGGCAAGTGTTAGTATCTACACCAGACAGACACTTAATTGTATTTGGTTCTAATCCTCAAGGCTCTTCTACATATGACAGAATGACTATAAGATTCTCAGATCAAGAAAGTTTAAGTACATGGAATGCACAGATAACAAACACAGCTGGTGAACAAAGGCTAGGTACAGGAACTAATATAGAAGCAGTAGAAAAAGGTCGTGGTCAAATATTTGTTTGGACAGATGTAGATGTTTATTCTATGCAGTTTATTGGTCCGCCTTTTACATTTTCATTCTCTGTACTAGGAGAGATATCAGGCACCATATCTAAGAACGCAGCTACTACGATAGAAGGTGCATCATTCTGGATGGGTGTAGATAACTTTTATATGTATGATGGTGCAGTAAGAACTTTACCATGCCCAGTATTACAGCACGTATTTGATGACTTTAATCAAGTACAAAGAGAAAAAGTATTTGCTGGTCAGAACATTAAGTTTAATGAGATATGGTGGTTCTATCCATCAGGCAGCTCTGATGATATTGATAAGTATGTTATATATAATTATATAGATAATAACTGGTCAATAGGAACTCTAGACAGAACAGCATGGGTAGATTCTAATATCTTTGCTAACCCACTAACCGTAGATAAAACTGGTTTACAATATAATCAAGAGTCTGGAAATGATGCAGCAGGTTCTGCTATTACAGCTTTTGTAGAAACAGGTTTCTTTAATGGTGATGCTAATGGTGACAATCTTTATTTTGTAAATAGAGTTATACCTGATGTAACATATAGTGCAGGTACAAATATTAAATTTACTTTGAAGACAAAAGTATTTCCACAAGATACTGAAATAACAAAAGGACCTTTTACAATATCTAATACAGATAACAAATTAGATATGCGTGCTAGAGGTAGATCTTTTCAAGCTAGATATGAAACAGATGCTACAGGTGTGGCATGGCGTTTAGGAACTTGGAGAGCTGAAGGAAGAGTAGACGGAGCTAGGTAATGGCAATATATAGTAAGCCTGCATATCCAGAACCGTCTTATAAAGAAAGAGCTGAAGGCAAGATAGATGTTAAAACATTTGATACACTACTGCAGGTTTTAAAATTAAAAGATTTCTCAGAAGAAAATCCTCCTGTTAAGATTGCAGATCAAACAGAGCAGACTTCTATGAATTGGTTTTTAAGTTAATGGCTATAGAATATAAAAGTAAAAAAGTAGATTTAACTACAACAAATAATACCACTATATACACATGTCCTGCAGAGACTAAAGCTATTATTAAATCAATATTAATATCTGATGACTCTGGCTCAGGTGACACAGCTACCTTGACAATAACAGATGCAAGCTCTGCTGTATTTAGATTAAAGAAAGAAGTTGTAAGTGGCGATGCAACAGATGAAGTATTAACGCATCCTTTAGTCATGGAAGCTACTGAGATATTAAAAGCACAGGCTGTAACAGCTGACAGACTGCACGTAATAGTAAGTTTAATGGAGGTAACGAGTGATACAAATAACCCACTGTAAATTTGCCCGTGCCCCCCTTGTTAGAAAGGTACAAAAAAGGTATAATATTTAGATGCAGTTTGCAGGTCCTCTCAATCCAGGTGATATGGCGGTGCGCACAAATGAAGTGGCACCAGGTGTTGCCGCATTACTTAAAAAAGAATCGAGAAACAATAGAGGTATATACGAACTACCTGTAGCTAAACCAGAGAACCCAGATTTTTATAATATGTCATTAGACAATGTACAATCACAATTAAGAAATTTTGCAAGAACTATTAATACATTAGCGCCTGAAGGTGAATCTCTTGCATACATTAATCCAAAAGAAGCGGGCATACTTAAACTACTAGGTGGTGCAGGTGAACCAGAACCTGTCACAGGTATCCCTTCATTTTACACTCCAGGTTCATCTAGTCTAGGTGGGTTTGGTGGATACAGCAAACCTAGATTTAAAGAAGATAAACCAGGTGGAGTTAGAGATGTAGCAAGATCAGCAGTAGAAAGAAATTTTAATATTCCTCCATCTAAACCTGATAGAGATGATGATGATAAACCAACTAGTGGACCTACAGGACCAGCTGATACTCAATTCCAACTTAATCAAGCAGGATTAGAAGCTGCTATAAAAGAAGATAGATTATCTAATCTTGTAAGTAGTTTAGGTGTAGACCCTGATAAGAAATTTACTTTTGGAGATCAAACAATTACATCACCAGGTTACAATCCTATTAAAGCTGCAGAAGGTATTGTTGACTTATTACAAGAATATGAAAAAGATAAAACAGGAAAAGGTAAAGCAGCATATGATCAAGCGGTTGATGCATTAAAATATAGTTTATCTGCTTATGACTACGGAGGTAAAGATTTATTTGGCAACACTATGCTAGGTGATGATACTAAAAATATTTTACGTGCGGCAAAAACATTTGGACAATTACCTAGAGATAAAAACTTTGTTGAAAACGTAGCTGATCTTTTTGGAAGTGTTGGTATTTCAGGAATATTAGGTAAATTATTTGGCAGTGGTAAAAAATTAGAAGACATGACTATTGAAGAATTAAAAGAGTTTTATGATAGACAAGATGCCATGATGGCTGCAGAAGAAATGAGAAGACGCAATAGAGGTGGTGGTAATGACAATAAACAAACTCCTGCACCAAGTCAAGACACTACAAAAAAAGAAGAAGATGAAGAAGAAGAGGTAGATTTCTTTAGTAACTTACAAAGAAGATTTAACATGCCATTAACTCTTGAATCACTAAGAAACAGATTTATGACAGGTGATCCTAATCGTCAGAATTTATTAGAAAATTTATCTGATGCAGTAGATAGAGCTAAAGAAGAAAACGAGGCAAGCACATAATGTTAGATTTTTTATTTGGAAGTAAACAAGCACAACAAACTTCTACAAGTCAGGTACAACTTCCTGACTATATGGAAAAAGCTGCTTCATCTTTAGTAGCAACTGCAGGTGATGTAGCAAAAGAAAATTTTATACCATACACAGGACCTAGACTTGCAGGTTTTTCTGATCTAGAACAACAAGCTATGGCACAGGCTCAACAAGGCAGAGGTCTTGGTGGTCTCAGGGGGGCACAAGCATTTACAGCTACGACAGCCGCAGGAATGCCAGCAGCCGCTGACATATCAACATATATGAATCCATATATGACAAACGTAGCAGATGTTGCAGCCAGAGAATTAACACGAAGATCTGAAATGCAACAAGCAGCTAATCAAGCACAAGCTGCACAAGCTGGTGCATTTGGTGGCTCAAGAGCAGACATAGTAGAAGCAGAACGTCAAAGAAATTTACAACAAGGTCTTGGTGATATTTATACACAGGCACAAGCTAGAGCTTTTGACACGGCTTTAAAAGCAGCACAACAAGATAGAAAAACACAGTTAGCTTCAGGGTTAGGTATGGCGCAAACTGCTGCAACTGCAGATGCATTAGAATCATCCGATATAAATAGACAACTAGGTATTGGTGGATTACAAAGAGGTATGGATCAAGCAGTGTTAGATTTAGGGTACAATCAATTTGTACAAGAAAGAGACTTTCCGAAACAACAACTCGGATTCTACTCTGATATATTACGTGGTGTTCCAACAGGATCAATGACTACTACAATGGGTCCAGCTCCTCAACAACCTAGTTTGTTTGGACAAATAGCTGGTGCTGGTATAGGTGCATTGGGAGCAGCAGGTAATTTAGGATTAACATGGGGAGATATAACAGGATTTTTTAGCGGATAATGGCTGTACAAATAGGTAAAGACGGAGAATTAGTTTTAACTTTAGATGATGATTTTAATCTTTCTACTGATGCATTAAGAACATTAGGATTAGATACATATGGTGCTAGAAAGAATACTCCTGGTGGTATATTAAAAGATTCAAACTTAGCCCCATTTATTTTTCCTGAAGGAACTAATAAGGGTTTAAGTGCTCTAGTAAATTCTTCTATGCTCCCCACAGTACCAGAAGAATTGAGTGAAGCGGAAGAAAAAGAATTACTACTAAAAAAATTAGATAAGGAACTGAATCCTCCAAATGCAATTGATGAATTTATAGACCGCACAATAAATCCTATGAAAGAATTTATTACAGAAGATATTCCAGATGCTTTTGCAAATGCGGATGGTAATGAGCTTTTAAAAAAAATTTTACCTGATAGCTACATAGAAGATATCATATCAAAGAAACCAAAAGTTGATGGGGTTCCTGGTTCTGACCAAGAACTAAATATATTTGACATGTTTAAAATATTACAAAAAGATGCCATAGATAAAAGAAAAGAAAAAGAAAGAATGACATTTCCTGAAAAAAATATAGATGTTAAAGGCACTGTATTTGAAGATCTACCAGAGAATATAATATCTGATACAAAAGTATCAAATGAAAAGAAAGAAGAGAAAGTAGACAAAAAAGGTGATGATAAGAAAGAACCTACTCCTGAAAAAGATGATAGAACTAAGATAGGAAAAATTATGGATGGTCTTTTAAATAAAGATGATTTCTTAATGGACTTAGGTTTAAGATTACTAGAAGGTGAAGGTCTATTCCCTAGTGCTATTAAAGCAGCTAAGGTACAAAAAGAGGCAGACACAGAAGATAAAAAAGCTGAGTTAGAAGCTTTAGAATTGGCATCTAAATTAAGATACAACACTGCTTTGGCTAATCAAGCAGAAGCTTATGCTATAAAAGCAGGACTTCCTAGCGAGAAAGTACAAGAAGCTCAAATTAGAGGAATTGCTGAAGCTGCTAGACTAGGACTTGAGCCTGGTGACGATGGATATGATGCAGCTTATTTAGATGGGTTTATTAAGTCTCTAGATAAAGAAGACCTAAATCCTTTCTTAAAAAATATTGACGATGCGCTTATGTTTGAAATGTTCAAGGACAGATTCCCACAGCTAGCAGACTATGTTCGTAGTCAAGGCGGTGGACAAACTACAGCAGGAACTACTGGTACATTTGATTCTCCTGTAGGTCCTGTAACATTAAACATAAACGATTATTTAAAATAACTAAGAGAATAATATTCTCTGAATACACTAAGGTGTAAAGGACATGGCAACAGAAATAAACTTACGACCATCTAGAACAGAATTATTAGAGTCTTTACAAAATCTTAATGTAAGTCCTACATCTACAACTTCCCCCGAAAACTCAATTAAACTAGCACTATCAGCTGATCCTAATGGACCAACTATGATTGTTCCAAAGGATATGTCTAAAGATAAAATACAAGAAGTAATTAACTCTGATCAATTTATCAATGATATGTTTGATAAAGGATACTTGTTTGTTCCTGGATTAGACGCAGAAGCCATACCACTTGAGAGTCTAGACGATGGTGCTTTTACTAAACAATTTAAAAGTGGTGCTAACTTTGTAAAAAGAATTCCTTCTAATATAATGAGTATCATAGGAGATGCAGTAGACAATGAAGAAATGCAACAGAAGTGGCAAACTGTTACTAAGCAATATCAATTAAAAGCAGATGCAGAGAGATTCTTTTTAAATGAAGAGGGTCAGCTAGAAGAGTATGACCTAAATATATTCAACATATTAAATAGCGAAAGTAAACTTCAACACTTTACAGATTTTGCAGCAGGTTCTATGGGTAACGCATTTGCTACATCCATACCATTTCTTTTTTTAAGATACGCTCCCCCTGTTATAGGAGGAGCTATAGGTCTTTTTGGTGGACCAATGGCTTCTATAAGAGCAACACAATTAGGCAACAAGTTTGGCAAATATGCTAGCCGAGCATACTTAGCAGCAATGGCAGGTGCTGATATAACAGAAGGACAATTAGAAGTAACGGATGATCCTGACTTACGTGTCACTATGGCGTTAGCTCCTTTATACACAGCAGCTGAAATAGCACTAGGTGCACCAGTTAGGTTTGAAAAAATAATAGGTAAATCTACAAAAGAGGGTGTAGGTAAATATACTTTAGGAAAGTTTACAAAAGACGTAGCAGCTACAATGGCTAGAGAAGCTGGAGCAGAAACTATCCAAGAATCTTTAGTAGAAACAGCAGGTACATTAGAAAAAGGAAAACGTGATGGCGATATTACAGGAGCTTTACAAGAGCAAGTAAATGATCCAGAGTTTTACAAAACAGTTCTTAACGCAGGTGCTATGGGTGCATTTGGCGGTGCCCCCTTCGGAGCTGCAGGTGGTACATACAAATACATTATAAGTCCTAGCGATAGAGATAAAGATTTTAAGGGATCAATAAGCAATGCTACTTTTAGAGTGCAAGGAAAAGACATTGATGACATAGCAGGAAAAAGAGTAAACGTATCTAACATTCAAGCTATCTATGATAAGAATGGTGAGTTAGTAAAAAACAAACAAGGCGATGCAGTAACTCCTGAGTTTATTGTTACAGGTATTGTTAATATGAATGGTGAAGATTTTTATGTTTTAAATAGCACACAGGGAGGGGCACAGCAAATTATTCCTGTTTCAGATAGACCTAATATATCCTTAGTAATTGATCCAATAGAGCCTACAAAAGAAGAACCTAAAGATCAAACACAAACCCCAGAACCCGAAGCGCCAAAAGCTGGCAGAATCCCTGAAGGTTTAGTGGGAGTAACGCCAGCACAAGCAGAAGGTATAGCTAGAGATATGAAACAAGGCATGACTTTTCAAGATGCTGTAAAAAAGAATGCGCCTGCCGCTGCTATTTCAAGAGGTCCTGCTGTACAAACTCCCGAGGTAAAAACCCCAGAAGAAAAACCAATAGATGAGTTTACTGAATCAGATGAAGAAATTAAAAACAGACCTTTAATAAATACTAAGACTCATCAAGCTAATGAAAGAAAATTAAAAAGCAGAGGGTATGACTTAAAAGGTATTAAAGGTAATAATGATGAAGCAATTTACAGACAAGATATAGCTGACATAGCTTCTGATAATGTAAATGAGTTAAGCACTAAAGAAAACGACACATTAAATTCTCTAGGATATTTTAAAGGAGAAAACGGTAGAAGATTTATACAAAGATTATTAAACGATGTAAATTCTAAAGATGCTAAATCAAAGACTAACGGAAGATTACAATTAGAAAATATTATTAACAATAAGATAAAATTTAAACCTTTTACATTTGAACAAATGGAAAAAATAGGAGAAGAAATAATATCCGAACCTTTAACAGCTGATGAATTAAGAAAAACTGGCATAAGTTTAGGTATAATAGACAGGTATACTACAGCAGAACTTGATCAAGCATTAAAAGATGCTACAGATCCTAAAGAAATTAATAAAATAAAAGCTTACAAACTTTTAAAATCTACCAAACCAAGAGATAGATTAAGAGCTTTACAAAATATAATCAATGGAAAGTATCAAGACTTAGGACCTGCATCTTCTTTTAATAGTAGAATACAAAAGTTTAAAGATGAGATTGCCAAGATAAATAGATCTACTTTTTTAACACCTCAAGAAAAAGCAAGAGAAATAAAAGCTTTAGAAGGTAAGATACAAAGTATAGAAGAAGCTAAAGTCTATGTTAATGAATTACTAATTACTTTAGGCATGGATACTTTAACCGATGAAGATTTTAACAATTTAAAATCTATACCTAAAGATGTTAAAAACAAAATCCTTGGACAGAAAAAGATAATAAGAGAGAAAAGATATTATAAGTTTTGGAACAAGTTCAATAACATCACACCTAAACCACCTAAGTTAAAAGACTCAGTCTATGATGATCTACCGTCTATGGAAGCAGATTTCCGATCCTATCTTTTACGCACTGTTGGACCTAATGTAGATTTAAAATTTGTAGATGAGATAAAAGGGGCAGATGGTTTTCCTGGTAATGGTTTTTTCCAGTTTATTGGTAACTATAATTTAGTTGACTTGGCAACAAGAGATGCGCAGGTCGCTATATTTATAGCTAAAAATAATATGGCAGATCCATCAATTATTGGAATAAATCAAGACCCTAGACTGTATACATTACATCACGAAGCAATGCATGCTATATTTACCATGCTTTCACCTGAGCAACAAAAAAGATTACTAGACGCTGCAGAAAAATCATGGATAAAAGAGTTTAAAATAGAACAAAGATATGCGGGTGCCCCCCGTTTTGTACAACAATTAGAAGCAATATCAGATAGGTTTGCTCAACACAAAGCTAATCAATATCAACCACGTGGTATTATTAAAAAGATATTTGATATTATAGAAAACATATTAAGAGGCATTGGTAATATTTTACTAGATAGAAATTATCAGAGTGTACATGATATATTTGAAGAAGCTGATTTAGGTATAATCCGTAAGAAATTTTTAGATAGAAAAGATAAAGAGTTACAAAAGACTAAAGATTTAAATATAGAACAATCTACTCTTTTAAATAGAAGTAACTTCCAAGCATGGTTTAAAAACTCTGTGGTTAAAGGGGGCACGCATAATGCTATAATAGTTACAGGACAAGGAACTAATAATGCTAATGCTAACTTACTTATAAAAAATAGATTAGAACCTAGTATAAAAAATCAGTTCCCAGAAATAAAAAAAACTGCAGACATAATTAAATTCCCTACGCCTGATAGGCAAGTATCTAAAAAAGGAAAAGAAAAAGGGGAGATAGTTCGTACCATATTATCTAAAGAAGAGCAAGATAGATTATACAAAGAAAAGTTTGGGCGTGAAAGACCAGAAGGCACCACTGTTAGATATAAAACTAAAGAAGAGTTAGATGAATTAGAAGATTCTTTAAAAGTAGGTGAAGAGATACCTCTTACTTTTAGTATCTTTTCTGAAGACGCTGGTAAAATTTTAACTAAAGAAAAGAAAAAACAGATACTAAAAGAAGAATCTGAAAAAGTAATAGCTGAAAGTTCAATAAATATTTTTGGTAGTGATGAATATGCTGATGTGCGAAGAATAGTTTTACAGTCGTTAAGTAGAATGGATCTTAATACATATGGTCAAGTAGCGCAAAATTTAGTAGAGGGTGGGCAAGATACTTTAATTTATATTAATGAAGATCAGCGTCTTAGTGCAATGTATGAGGTAGACAATGCCGATCTAGATAGACTAGAACAATTATATAATGCTATACCTGTATCTTTTAGAAAAGGACAAGGTATAGAAAAATCCTCAGATAATATACCTTTTATAGGAGCAGAAGAAAAGATATCAGATGAAAATGATATACTAATTAGAAAGTATCTACTTGACATATCCAAAGCATTAGATTTATTAACAGGCAATGGTCGACCAGAAGGTATACCAAATAAAGACGATATAGCAGACTATAATTTTCTTATAGATAAATTAGCTAAGTTTGCAAATAAAAATCATGGTATGATAGATAAATATATTACAGAAGATAGAAGAATTGCAGACATAATAACTTTTACTGAAACATTTTTAGATACATATTTAAATACAATCGCTCAAAATGCTATATTAGATTTATTAATAGGACCTAAGAATTTTCTTTTTAAATATAGTATAACAGATAATCTTTCACCTGGGTCTTTTAAAAATCAATTTGATTTAATCAGAGCTTCAAAATTATCTACAGCTGATATTGATAGAGCAAATGCCCCATTAGTAGCATTTCATGGCACAACAAAACAAATACCATTCATAGGCAACACTGTAGATCTGGGAGCTCACGTAGGTACTGCAGGACAAGCTAATAATATAATAAGAAATTTAAAAGATAGAACTCCTAGTTTTCCAGTTAATATATCCGTAGATAAACAAGCTGAGTATTTAAAAAATGCACAAGTATATCCTGTCATGGTATCTATACAAAATCCTTTACGAATGCCAGATCTAGGTAATTGGTTACCTAATGTTGTTTTAGAAACTTTAACAGGAGATCCTAATAAGTTTCAAATAGTACAAAACCCTGCTTCTGTTAAAATACGTAGTGAAAGAGAAGCACCACCAAACACATTATATAAACCTATATTTACAAAAGTAGAACAACGTAGAATATTAAAAGCTATGGAAAATAAAACTGTTAGACAACAATACAAAATATTAATTAATGAAATACAAAATAAAGGTTACGATGGTATTGTTTATAGGAATGAATTTGAAAGAGACCTAGAATTATTTGATAAATATTTATTTGATTCTTACATAGTATTTAAACCTACACAATTAAAGAGCGTATACAACAATGGCAATTATGATTCCACTATTCCTAATATATTAGAATCACGATCATTTACTCCTGATCCTAGTGATCCTCCACTAGAACAAGGACAAGAACCTCCTACAAGAGAACAACAAAGAAGAGACTTTGCTCAATTTAATAACAAGATAAATCAAGTCAAAGGTATGTTTGATAAAGGGGGCACCCAAAGCTTAGAGAAGTGGAGCACACGTTCTAAAATATTTGGACATCCTAGAAACTGGGCTATTGCTGGTGGTGGCTTTGAATTTTTATTTGAAAATGTCAGAGCAAAAGATCGTAAGCAAACAGAAATAGTTACAGAGTTTACTTCTATATTACAAGATTATTTTATACCAGCAATGGGTGACCCAGAAGTTCGTGACGCTTTAATAAAAGCTTTAGAAATATCGCAACAACCTATATCACAAAGATCAGTAAATCCAGAGACAGGCGATCCAATAATAACTAAAAGATCTCCTGGTATATTCAGGGCAAATGAAAACGGTGAAATAGTTTTTGTAGCACAAGAAAATGGAAGAGCCGCTGGTAGCACAGTAAAAGCTGGAGAAACTGTTGTTCTTAGAGGCAATGCAGCACGTGCTTATGAAGATGTACAAAAAGCTCTAGCAGTATTACATGGTGAAGTGGTCAAAGGTTTACTTGCTGATGAAAATACTAGAGATGTAATAACAAATGGATTAAGAATATTAAGAGATTACAGACCAGACTTAGCAAACAATGGTATAGTAGATTTTAATATGCCTGTTGAAGAACAAGAGAATTTAACTTATCGTCAACTTAGTTATATTTTAGAAAAGTTAAAAGAATCTGATACTATACTACAACCAGACACAGGTAGAGATGAAGTGTTAACTAAAGTAGTTCCTCCTATAGTAGGAACTACTAGAGGAACTAAAACAAATCCACAAGGCTCTGGGCTATCTGCGCTAGTAGCTGACTTAAAACAATTTGAAGATTTTAAAAAGAATGATTATGTTCCATTACAAAGGTACGGAAATTTTTATATTACAGTAAAAGAGAAACAGTCTGGAGATTTAGTGGACTACAGACAATTTAATAAAGGAAAATTTGGAACTAGTTTTTTAGACGAAGAGCCAGAAGTAAGAGCAGAGCTTGAAAAGAAGTATGGCTCTGGTAATTTTGTTATATCAAACGCACAAGAAGTTAGTATACAAGAATTAAGAAAAATGGTGGGAGATGATTTTGATAGTCTAGATTCTGTAGCTCAACATTTGTCAGATGTAAATGTCAATGCTTATTTAGAAGTGCGGAAAGAATTAGATAGTATAATAAATAAAAAAGTAGGAAGAAATATTAGAGGTTATTCTTTTTACTTTAAACCTAGAAGAGAAATAGGTGGTGTTCCTGGATTTAGTAATGATTTTGGTAGAGCTTTAACACAATATGCACAAGCAGCTGCGCAAGCTGCCGCAGCTAATAGATACAATACTTCTTCTAATAGGCTTCTAAAAGAAGTAACAGATCCAGCTAAAGAACCTAATGGAGCTAAAAGAAAAGCTTACCAACAGTGGTATGATTATACTAGTGACCCAGAACAAGAGTTTGCAAATTTAAGAAGATTAGGATTCTGGTGGTACTTAGGAGGTAATTTATCTTCAGCATTTTTACAGTTACTAAGTCTTCTTCAAATAACAGGTCCTTATATAGCACAATTTGGAGGGGAAGCACAAACCAAAAAAGAATTAGCAAGAGCATTTGCTATTACAAGTAAAATGTTAAGCGGTAAAAATAGATCTTATCAAGATTTATTCCTAGATATAAGAAGAGAAAATCTTCCTGAAGATCAAGCTGATGATTTTTTAGCAGCTGTTTTTAATGGTGTTATAAAACAAGGCTCAGCTGTTAGAGAAGCAGGTATGCCATCTGGAACTTTAAATATTAGAACAAGAAATAGTTTAAGATCTAAATTTAGAACTGTAGAGAATACAATAATCGGTGGAGCTTTCCAAACTTTCGAAACTTTTGCTAGATCTACTGCATTCTTAGCTATTCATAGATTAGCTCAAGATCCTACATTTAGAAAAAATGCTACAGAATTTTTAATGGAAAACAATGCACTATTTAGAGCAGCTGTTGCAGCCAACGGTGGTGTAGTTACTCCTAGAATTATTGCAGAAGAATTAACTGAAGAGACATTTGGTTTATATAACAAAATAAATAAACCTAAAATAATGAGAAGTCTTGGCGCTCCTGTGTTTTTATTTCAAACATATATCAGTCAGATGATGGGTGTCTTTTTAAGAATGTTGACTGCAGGTAATAAGAATAGAAAATACACAGGGCAAAAAATATTTGGCAGAATGATGTTAGCTATATTCTTATCTGCTGGTTTCTTTGGTTTACCTGGTGGAGAAGATGGTGCATTTTTATTTGATTTAATTAGAAAAATATATACAGGAGTAGACAAAGATTTAAGACAAGATTTCAGAGTAATGCTTGATGATTTAGGCACACCTAAATTTTTAATCGAAGCAGCTGAGAACGGATTGATAAATGCTGTTGCAAATGTGGACATAAATAAAAGAATTGCATTTAGATTTCCAGGATCTGATCAAGCAAGAGCTGCTCTTAATATATTAGGAGCTCCAGTGCCACAAGATTTAAGTGCAATAACTGGTGCACCAGGTGCTATATTCATTGACAATGCTAGAAAATTATTTCAAGAATTAACTCAAACAGGTGGTATTAAATTCTCTACATATATAGATGCATTATTACCTACATTTTTAAAAAATATTTACAAAGGTTTTGAAATGTCTAAAGACGGAAGAGCGTATTCATCTACAGGCACTTTGCTAACTGATGATATCAACGCTTTGGATATATTATGGCAGAGTATAGGTTTTACTCCTACTAAAATATCAAAAGAAAGAGAAGCATTGCGCCTAGAAAAATTTACTGGTGGCGAAACAAGAATGTTTAGGACCAGAATAAACAATTTAATAACTGAAGGTTTTAGAAATATAATGGTAGGTGCAGAGACAAATGATAGAGATCTTATAGAAAAAGGAAACGATCAGCTAGAAGAAGCACTAGAAAAAGTAATTGTATTTAATTCTAAAATGGACCCAACTTATAATTTTTTTCCAGACGTAGATGCTTTAAGGAATGAAGCCATGAAAGATTTATTTAAAAACTTTAGATTAACACAGTACCCCGCTGGTCAAATTATTAGAAACCTACGAGACCGTGAGGTACTAGGATTAGATTAACACATCCAAGAAACCCACTCTTTAGACTTAGATCCTTTAGGCTCATCAACTACTACAGGAACTTGGAATGTCACCCCGTATTCTGGGTGTGTAAACCATAGCGCTTGTTGTGGTCGCTCTGATGTAAATCTATTTGAGTAAGCATACTCGTCATATCCTTTAGTAGATCCATTAACAATAGTACCTTTTAAAGATATATACTGGTGGTAGTGCCCAAGTAATACGTAATCAATAGTCTTATTTCTATTATGGTATTCTTGTTTAATCTTCTGCACACCACGTGCTATCGGACCAAGCATACCCACAATTCCCGTGCCCCCTGCCACACCGAGACGATCTCCATGTGTCAGTAAGTAGTTAATACCATAGACTTTATATACTGTATCAAAGCCTGTAGGTATTTGGAACTGTATACGGTTATCATTTTTAAAATGTCTTGCTAACAGATTGTATAGCATCCAATCATAGTTAGTTTTTGCCGCTTGTTTGTGGCGATATTGCTTATAAGTTCTGGAGTGATTACCATAGGTACAAGGTACAAATACTTTACCGAAAACTTTAGCAAATCTTTCTAGTGCCCATGTCATATTATCTAGCAAATCCAACACATGTTCTATATTAGTGCCATCATTGTTTTCTGCTAGCTCGTCATGTATATCACCAGATATCATATCGCCACCCAAAGCACAGATTATTCCTGGGTATCTAGGATTAACCATGTGATTCGTACATAAGTCAATAGTAGTTTCTACTACGTTCTTAAATCTCTTTAATGCTATATCTCTATCGTATTTATTAATACCATTAACAGCTTGTTCATCTACTACTTCGCCCCAATGAAAGTCAGATAAAAATATAGTAGGCACACCTGGCGCGCCTTTTGCTTTTGTATTTTTGGTCAGCCATTTTGGCGGCTTGGCTACATGCTTTTCTGCTTTTATTAAACTGTCTTTTAATCTTTGATGCGCTAAATTTTCTCTAGCTAATACATCTACTTTCTTTTTTAATTCACGAACTTCTGCATCGTGTTCATACTGTTGTTCTATTAATGCTGCTTCAGCATCGGGGGGCACGACTGTAGGTTTAACTCCTTGTAGTTGTGCTTGTTCTATTCTTTCTAGTAATGTTGTGCGTGGTATACCCAGCTCTCTAGAAGCTGCGGCTTTGTTACCCTTGTTATTAATTACTGCATTTAATGCATCAATTAATATGCTTTTTGCTGTTGGTTTACCCATGATGTTCTCCTGTAATTGTGGTATATTACCATTATTTTATACTATTGTCAAGTAAATTCTACTGTGATATAATTATCTAATGATACACACAGATGCAATAGAAATGACAGCTCCTGTTGTCAAAATCGGTGGGGATGCTGTTAAGGTAGAAGAATCCTCAGATGATTCCGAATCCAAAGAGTAGATAAAAACCATGAACAGAGCTGCAATGGAGCAAATGATAAAGAAAGCTCCCGCTTCTCGAAAGAGAAAGCCTAAAAACCCTAACGTAGATAAGCGTGTTAAAAAGTTAATGTCTAAACAAGCTAAGAAAAAATCTTTTATGTCTAGCTTAAATAGACCATCACCTACTTTATCTAGAATACAAAAAGATTTAAAAGTTAAAAAGAAAAAACTACAGAGACCATGAAGAAAAAATCTACAGTTAATAAAGCAGGTAACTATACAAAACCTGGTATGCGTAAAGCACTATTTAATAGGATCAAAGCTGGAGGAAAAGGCGGAGCTCCTGGACAATGGTCAGCTCGTAAAGCTCAAATGCTAGCTAAACAGTACAAATCAAAAGGCGGAGGTTACAAATGATTCGTATTATTAAAAAAATTATTTGCAAAATATTTCACATAAAAGAATGTAAATGCAAATTACCTAAGAAAAAGAAAGGGAAAAAATAATGCCAATGGGAAAAGGAACTTACGGAAGTAAGAAAGGTAGACCGTCTAAGAAAGCTAAGAACCAGAAGCCAATGAAAGAAGTTAAGAATGGTAATGGTACAAAAGGTAAATTAACTGGAGCTCAAAAGACTTTACCTAAGTTCTTGCAAGACAAGATCATGAAGTCTAAAAAGAAAAAGTAATGGCTCTTGCCAAATCGCAGAGAAGTTTAAAGTCATGGACAAAACAGAAATGGAGAACCAAATCTGGAAAGCCATCGACACAAGGACCTAAAGCTACAGGAGAAAGATATCTACCTTCTGCTGCTATAAAGTCTTTGTCACCTGCTGAGTACGCTGCCACTACTAGAGCTAAAAGAAAAGCCAGAGCTGCTGGTAAACAACACGCGGCTCAACCAAAGAATATAAAGAAGAAAACAAAAAGATTTAGAAAGGTATCATAATGTTAAATCTATTAGTAGGACCTCTAACATCTTTGATAGGAGATACAGTCAAGGGGTTTGTTGAGACTAAGAAAGCAAAAGCTGACTTAGCTTTGACAGAAATAAAAGCACAGAAAAGTTTAAAAGAACAACAGATCGCAGGTAAAATATCGTGGGAAGCTTCCGCTGTAGATCAAATGAAAGGGAGCTGGAAAGACGAACTAATTTTACTATGCCTGTTAATTCCAGCGGTGCTAGTATTTATTCCTGGATGGACACCACACATCAAAGCAGGATTTGAAGCATTGCATAGTTTACCAGATTATTACAAACATTTATTATATATTGCTTGTTCTGCAAGCTTTGGTATTAAAGGTGCTAAGGGCGCTATGGGATTACTATCTAAGAATGGCTCCAAGAATACCTAGAAAGAAAGGACAACCTGTTGGTTCAAAGAAACACTCAGACTTATACACAGACGAAAACCCAAAAGGTACAATCAAAGGACTTGGATTCAAAGATGCCGCATCGGCTAGAAAGAGCGTGTCTAAAATTCGTGGAAGCGGTAGAAGCCATGCTCATAAAACTCAAGCAGCTATTGCAATGGAGCAGCGAGCTCGCGTTGCTGGCAAGAGTAAGCCTGCCGCTATATATAGGAAGTTTATTGAATCACAAAAAAGGAAAACAAAAGCAAGACGAAGATGAACATAATAAACATTGGGGCATAGGAGGATTTTAATGTTTGAAGAACTTAAGGAGAGAATAAAAGAACACGAGGGATTTAGAAATATCGTTTATAAGGATAGCTTAGGATTTGCTACCATAGGATATGGTCACCTCGTTACAACGGAGGACAACTATGAAGAAGGTATTGAATATAGTCAAGAACAATTGGAAGCCGTGTTTGAAAGTGATTTTGAAAGCGCCTGTAATTCTGCTGACGTGGTCGCTCAAGCAAATAATATCAATCTTGACGATCATCCGCAACCTGTTAAAGAGGTTCTTATAGAAATGGTATTTCAGCTAGGTGTTGGGGGTGTAGGTAAGTTTAAAAAATTCTTAGCAAATTTATCTACTAAGACCTATCACCTAGCCGCAGATGAAATGCTTGACTCGCGCTGGGCAAAGCAGACCCCAATGCGTGCGGAGAAACTATCTTATATCATCAGAGAACTAGCCCACTAGATGTCTTTTCTAGTAGCTAACGTACCACCTGTAAAAGTTTGGGTTAAGAAACAATATCTCTATGACCTCGAAAGGGGGCACGGAGAATACGTAGAAGGCATATGGACTACTGTTAAATCTATACAAGGCAGAGCTTTGTATTTTGAAACATATATACCAGAGTATGCCGCTCTCTACGATAAGCTACCAATTAGTGCTTTTGTTAGTTCGCCCAATGTTAAAGAAGATTTACCCCTAGAAGAACTAGAATTGTGGGATGCTTTTAGTTATCATATAACAGTGATAGAAAAAATTACTGTACCACCTAGAGCAAAATACTTATCGCCATCAAAGAAATGGTATCATGGAGAATATCTATTTACAATAGATAGTTGCCATGCCGATCATAATTTACCCAACATAA